TAGTGTGTAATGTACCACTAGACCCTGACAACACTGACTACGCAGAAATACTAAAACAAGTAAAGGAAGGCACACTGACCATACAGGACGCTGACGAATGACAAAGAGTGATGTAACACAGATATTGACTGAACTAGCAGTCATCAAAACAAAAATGGAGAATGTAGAGAACAGAGTCACAAAGGTAGAAAGATTTGTGATGTATTCTGTTGGCACATACTTTACAGTTACATTTACAGGATTTGTTGGATTTATTTTGGTTGGATAATGGCAATTACTATTAAAAATGACAGAAGTGTGATAACAATAAAGAATGATAGATCAGTTATTACAATTAAAAGGTCAACATGAGCAGTTACTCATTTAACATAAAACAGAATGATACAAGTCCTACATTATCAGTTGTGATTGCAGATAGTTCAGGCACAGCAATCAATATCACAGGTGCTTCTGTTCAATTCAAGATGAGGGCAGTAAATAGTTCAACATTAAAAACAAATGCAAGTGCAACAATAACAAATGCTTCAGGAGGAGCAGTTTCTTATTCATTCTCAACAAGTGACACAGATACAGCAGGATTATTTCAAGGAGAATTCCAAGTCACATTTTCAGGAGGTGCGATAGAGACCTTTCCCAATGCGGAATATATCAGTATAAATATACTAGACGATTTGGATTCTTAGGAGGGTCGAATGTCAGGAGAAAGCACCACAACGTCTGCCACAACAGACCCACTTACTTATACAGAAATAAGGGATTACCTTAGAATTGATGAAGGTGTTGATGAGCAAATATTAGTTACCTTACTCAAAATGAGTGTAAATTTTGTTGAAAATTACACAGGAAGAGCCCTTATAAATAGAACAAAAACACTTTTTATAGATGGCATAGACGAGATTGACATTGCGTTATGGGAAGGAATGAAAGTAGGGCCAGACCTTTCCTTGAGAAAAAGATATATAGAATTGCCATCGACACCAGTACAATCTGTGAGCTCAATAAGCAGTTTTAATGACGAAGATACAGAAACAACATTTGCATCTACAAAATATTATGTTGATAATCAAAGAGAGCCTGCAAGAATTTATCTAAGAGATGGCGAAGCATGGCCAACAGGATTGAGGGTAGCCAATGGGTTAAAAATTGTTTATGTCGCAGGATATGGAGCAAACAGAAGTGATGTTCCTGAAGCAATAAAGGTAGCACTTTTACAAATTATATCGTTTAATTATGAGCATAGAGGTGACTTTGAAGGTCAAATAAGAACACCATTTATGATACAAGGTTTATTACAGCCTTATAGAAAATTAAGTTTTTCAAATAATCCTTTTGGAACAAGAATGGGGACGTATTAATGGGAATGTTTGATTTCATAACAAATCGTTTTAGACGAATAGAAAAAAAAGAAGCACCAGTTGTTATGTATCAATCTGGTTATCAAGTAGCAGAAAAAAAATATGATTATAGAAAGATTGCAAAAGAAGGTTACCAAGAAAATGCAATTGTATTTAGATGTGTGAATGAGATTGCAAATGGTGCATCAGCAGTCGATTTCTGTGTTTACCAGAATAATATAAAATTAGACGTTCATCCTTTGATAGACTTACTAAAAAGACCAAATCCACAATTTGCAGGAAACGAATACTTTCAAGCATTATATTCTTTTCTTCTTCTTTCTGGAAATTCTTATGCAGTTTATTCATTAATTGGTGGTATGCCTCGTGAGCTTCATTTATTAAGACCAGACAGAGTAAAGATTGTACCGAGTAAGACCCATATTCCTTCTGCTTTTGAATATACAATAGATGGTAAGGTTTTAAATAGATATAATGTTGATACAGAATCAGGAGAGTCCGAGGTTAAACATTTTAAAATGTGGAATCCTCTTGATGATTATTATGGTTTATCACCAATTCAAGCTGCATCTTTTGATATTGATCAACATAACATGGCGGCAAAACATAATTTAGGTTTACTTATGAATGGAGCTAGACCAAGCGGTGCAGTCATTTTTAAACCAAAGGACGAAAGTGGAATGTCACTTCAACTATCGGACAGTCAAAGACAGCAACTTATGTCTGATCTAAACATGAGGTTTTCTGGTTCTCATAATGCAGGTAGACCAATGTTATTAGAGGGTGATTTTGATTGGAAAGAAATGGGTTTAAGTCCAAAGGATATGGATTTTCTTGAATTAAAAAATATGTCAGCAAGGGATATTGCACTTTGCTTTGGTGTACCATCTCAGTTGGTTGGTGTACCTGATAATCAAACCTACAGTAATGTCTCAGAGGCAAGATTAGCGTTATATGAAGATACTATTATCCCTTTAATTAAAAGAGTCGAGAGTGATTTTAACGAGTGGTTAGCACCTAGATTTGGCGATGATATAACTATTCGATATGATATTGACTCTATACCTGCAATGGCTGAAAGACGTAAAAAGACATACGAGAACGTAGTTCAGGCTGTAAGGGAAGGAATAATTAGCAGAAACGAAGCAAGAGAAAGATTAGGGTACGAACCAGTATCAGGTGGAGATGATGTTTACATATCAGCTAATTTATTTCCACTTGGTTCTCCAAGTGTAGCACCTGCTGAAGGAGATACAGCTGATGAAGATGATAAGGAATTTGATTACTCAGAGGAAAAAAGAGAAATTGACAAAGATATATTTACAACAGAAGAAGAAGCAAGGGAAAGGGCTCAAGAGTTAGGTTGTGATGGATTTCATTCTCATAGAACGGATGATGGTCTTATTTATATGCCTTGTGCCTCCCATATGGATTATGAGAGAATAACAGGCGATACATTAGAAACTCCTAAACAAGACCCTAGATATGGACAAGGAAAAGATGTATTTGAAAGTGTTGCTGAAGCACAAGCAAGATCAAAAGAATTAGGATGCTCAGGACATCACACAATCAAAGGTCCTGAGAGAAACTATTATATGCCGTGTGATTCCCATGGTGAATACACAAAAATCACAAATTCAAAAGATTTTATTGATATCGAAAAAGCTGAATCTGATATTGATACACGACCAACACAAAGTATGGCAGATGAAGCAGAACAAGGTTTAAAATGGCGAAAAGAATTTAACAGAGGTGGTACAGAGGTAGGAGTTGCACGAGCAAGACAACTTAGCAATAGACAAAATCTTTCTCCAGATACTGTAAGAAGAATGTTTTCATTTTTTTCAAGGCATGAAGTAGATAAAGAAGCAGAAGGTTTTAGATCAGGCGAAGATGGATATCCAAGTGCAGGAAGAATTGCATGGGCTTTATGGGGAGGGGATGCAGGGTTTTCTTGGTCAAAAAGAAAGGTAAATGAGCTTAATAAAGAAAGAGAAAAACAAGAACATTATGAAAGTAATTATATTCCTTGTTGTGATGATTGTGGTGATGATATTGAAATAGATTTTAAACAAACTGTTTCTGCTAGAACAAAGAAAACTTTAGAAAATAAAGTAAAAGAACACAATGAGAAACATGGCAGTAAAAAAGGTAAAAGAGTTACATTGAGAATGTTAACAGCAGTTTTTAGAAGAGGTGTAGGAGCATATAGGACAAATCCAGAAAGCGTCAGAAGAACTGTTTTAGGTCCAGACCAATGGGCAATTGCAAGAGTGAATGCATTTTTATTTGCGGTAAGAACTGGTAGGTATAGAAGAGGTAAATTTGATAGAGACCTTCTGCCAAGTGGTCATCCGTTAAAGGCAAATAAGTAGGCTATTTGCCAGACAATATTTGTTCAGTTTGTGGCCACACAATGCAAATGAGTCAGGAAGTTTTACGTTGTTATTATTGTGAAAGATTTTATTATGATATGCATCCAGAATGGATTGATCATATAATTAAAAAAGCAAAGATTTATGAAAGTTCAGAGAAAAAGAGTAGGTCAACTAAGGTCAGCAAGAAGAACTCTAATTGAACAAACAAGAATTAGACAATCATTCGAAAGACGTTTATCCATTCAGCTTTTGCAATTTTTTGAAGAAAATGGGAGAATCGCAAGTACAGAATATTCTGATGGAAGAATTAGATTATTTTCACTTGAAAATAGATTATCACAAATATTATTACCTCATTATCGAGAAATAATTATTCAAATGAATGAAAGATTTACGTTTACAAAGCAAGAAACAGATTTTGAAGCATTTGTTAGAAAATTTATTGCAACTCTTGGTGGATTAAGAATTACACAAATTTCGGCAACAACTAGAAGAATTATAAATAGAATTATTTTACTGTCTGAATTGGAGGGTTTTGGAGTTGCAGAAACAGCATCAAGAATAATTGAACAAACCAAACCTGCGTTTACAAGAGCAAGGGCAAAACTTATTGCTAGAACAGAAACACATCAAGCGGCATCATTTGCAAATCAATCCATAGCTGAAAGTTTTAAT